GTGAGCGGTGGCACCGGTGCCGTCGCTCAATCCGGCGTCGCCATCAAGCTCCGTACGGAGGCGGCCTCGCTTGCCGACGACGAGCTTGCTGGGCACATCAAGGTCATGGGCGCCATTTTCGAGGAGAACCCCGATCTAGATAACCTGACGGGCACTCAGAGTGCGGCAGGTCCGGCGATCAAAGAAACGTGTGCTGCGTTGGGCATCGAGTGGTGAATCACCGGATTGGCAGGCGTAGAATCCCGCCATGCCGCACAAGGATCTGGACGACGGGCTCGGCCTGGCCGTGTCTGAGCGGGATTTTCGACGCCGCCGCAAGGTTCGCCGCGGCAAGGGCTGTCCTGGGCCTGCCGCCGAGGGGGAGGGCGCGGCCCGCTGATCTCGGCGACCTCTCCGAGCTGATCCTGCCGCCGAAACCTGTCCGGGAGGTACGCGGCCGGCTTGCGGCCAGCAGTGAGGGCGATGTCAGTCCAGGCGGCTAGCGTCGCTGCTGCGCCACCCCGAGTGCTCCGCCACCACCAGGAGCCCGCCAGGCCCTTCCCGAAACCGATCCGCTACGACGCCGACACCTGGCTCGTTATGCGCACCGACCCGGTGCTCCCGAAAGCCGTCATCCAGCGTGTACACGGCGCCGACGGCGACCGGTACCTTCTATTGCGGTGGGGCCTCGACCCGGCCAAACGAGTCCTCCGCGGCGTGCACGACTCCCTCCAGAAGCCCAACGAGCTCGTGCTCTACGACGTGCCCGAGGGGGCGAAGCCAAGGGCTGCCGCCGCAGGTCGCCGAAGGGTTCGTCAGACTGGCCCGACCAGCTCCGGCCCGTCGCCCTTGAGCGGCGCCACCTTGCAGAGCTCGAAGCCTGTCGGGCTCGTGAGTAGGGTCATCGCTCACCCGGAGGGCGCCCGAGCAGAGCTGGCTTCCACAGATCCCCCAGGAGCCGCACGCAATGTAGCGCGTCCAAGCTGACGACGCCGCATCGTGCCGGCCACTTCTCTTGTCATTGACAAGTCATCTGGTAGGCTTGTCAGTGACAAGTAAAAAGGGAGGTGAGAAATCCCATCGAAAAACGGATGAAAGCACTGCTGAAAGAGCTGGAACAGCTGGGCTGGCGACTCGATTCAACCAAATCAGGTTGGATCGCGTGGCCTCCGGATCTTAAGAAGTCCGGAGTCGCAATCCACAAAACACCGTCAGATCACAGAGCGTGGAAGAACATGATGGCTGAATTGCGGAGAAGCGGCTACTCAGGCTAGTTGCAGTTGCAGTAGCAGTGGGATGAGATTGTGGGAGGCCATAGTTGGTCGCTGAGGCTTCCCACAATCTAACACCCGTTTTCGATAGTGATCAATCATGACAATCCAGAAAGAGAAGGAACAGATGTCTTGGTGGCATGCTCGCGTCAGCTTCGAGACGGCTCAGCCGTTCGTTGCGGATGACTTTGCCGCGCTCATCGATGCACTCGCTGACCACGGTGCATCAGGGAGCGTTTCGCGCAGCTTTCGTGAGGGTGGAGTAGTCCTCACGGTGGAAGCGTCGACACCGCTTGAAGCAACAACATCAGCGCTCAACATCATCACAAACGCACTCAACTCCATATTGGGTGCGTTGACCATCACCGGTCTCGACGTGATGAGCGAAGAAGCGCTTGATGCAGAACTCGCAACCCCGGTGTTTCCCGACGTAGTCGGATACGCAGAGATTGCAGAGCTGGCAGGTGTCTCACGCCAGCGCGCAAGGCAGTTTGCTCAGATTGAGGGGTTCCCGGTGCCGGTCATAGAGACCGCCCAGGGGCCTTTGATGAGCAAGCATGCCGTTGAGCGTTGGTTGGAGACTCGGAGTAAATCCAGCGGTAGGCCTCGCAAGTTATTGCAGGCTCTTTGAAATTCGCACCCTTAGATTAGATACGTCTCATCCCACATGAGAATTCGCCGTCGCGCTTGGTGGAAGATAGCGCGCAGGCTTTCATCGCATGACCCCTGCAGCGTGTCCTTGACCGGGACAGCTGCAGGGGTCATTTGTTTCTGGCCGACCTCGGCGCAGTGGCCTAGTGTTCCAGCTCCAGCTCCAGCTGTGCCACCCTGACCGCGCCGCCATCAACATCAAGGTGCTCATCATGATCACCAGGAGCCCCCATAGCCACCCCGCAGCCCATCCGCTACTACGTCGACACATGACTAGTGATGCGCGGCGTCTGCAAGTCGCTCGATAGGGTGAATGGCCTCGTACTCTACTACCGGTCTCAGAGCGATGGCTCGGGCCGACCGCCGCACATGACGACTCAATACGAAACGGCCCCCAGCGGCCGCCCGGGTACGGCGATCGCTGGGGGTCTAAGCATTGGTGCTAAAGGTGTCTCGCAGTCGAACTCTCGAGCCGGGTCGCACTGGGTTTGAGGAGGAGAGCGTAGGAAGTCTGAGAGACGAGCACGGCGAGCAGGAGCAGCCAAGGCCAGTCCGGGAGCACATCGCCGGTGAGTACGTAGTAGAGCACTAGCACGACGGCCGCGAGCACGATGGCCATGATGACCCCGACGGCGCGTTTCCACTTCGCCGGCCATGCCGGCTGGTTGATCAGTGCCACGGCGCACGGGGCGAACAGGGCGAGAAGCGTGAGCACGCCGAGGGGGATGGTGGGGAGGGTGATGTCCATGGTTACTCCTTGGGTCGGGTGCGCTCGAGCTCGAAGAGCCGGTCGCGCTGGTCGCTATCGTCTTTGCGGAGCGCGCGCAGCTCTGAGCGGATGCCGCCGATGTCGAGCCCCTGAGTTGCTTGCGTGGTGATGACCTGCCTGACGAGCGTGGTGAGCTCCTCGTGGCGGTCGTCGCCTTCCTCGCCGTTCTCGAAACGGATGCCGCGGAGGTCGTGGAGCGTGCGGCCGATGATGGCCAGGTCGTCGTTGCCGCGTCGTGCGCGGGCGAGTGTGTGCTTCGTCATGGTGTGAGCCTCCAGCTCGTTGGTTCCCGGCCTCAGCCGGGCGTCCACGCCCTGCGCGTGGAAGGTGGGGCCGTGCCGCCGCCGTGCAGGGACAGCGACGACACGGGGTCTGAGGGATTCCCGGCGGCGGCAGGTCTACCTTCTGCCGGAAAGGATCAGCGTCTTGAGCAGCCTTCGCGCGAAGCCCGAAGAGAGCGCGTTGACCGCCGCCGGGAAAGTTCTGTACGCCACCAGCGCGGCGCGGTATCATGTGAGGGAACGCGGCAGACCGTCCCCTCGGACAGTCGGGCCGCGTTCTCTCATTCCTTGGTGAGCCAGGTGACAGTGCCGGCCTGGTCGATGAAGATCACCTCGGTGAACCAGTCGCCACCAGCGAGGCGGCGCCGGGATTCCGCGAGAGCCGCAGTTGCGTCGAGAGGGCTCCGAGCGAGGTCGATCACGATCCGCTGGACGCCTTGTTCCTTCGCGCGACTGAACTGATTCGAGATCGTGTTCTTGCCGCCGCCTTCGGGGGACTTGAAGTCCCAGATATGCCCGGCGATAGTGACGTCCGGATTCTTCACGCCGGGCGTGAAGTCCTCGACGCGCCACTGCACGTTGATGCCGGCGCGAGCCAAGCGGTCGCCTGTCGCGAGTTCGTGGGCTCGTGGGTAGGCACCCTGGGGAACAGACTGGGCGCCGCGCTGTGCCTCGCGGACGTCGTCGAGGTTGCGTGCAGAGACTCTGTCGGCGGCGATCAGCGGGCGGTGTGGCCTGGCTGTGAATGCTTCACCGCCTGCCGCGCGGCCGCCGCGGCCATCCGCGAAATGCAGCTGTTCGCGGTAGGACTGCCGATGCCGGCCGGTTTCCTGGATGAAGCCGCGCATCTGGGCCTGTGCGCCACCTACCTTCGCGCGGGCCTTGGCCCGCTGCACGTCGTCCATGGCGACGGCTTCCTTGCGCTTCGCCGCGCGGATCTCGCGCTCGAGGCGGCGCTGCTCAGCCCGCTCGCGCTCGGCGGCCGGGTCGTAGGTCGTGTCAGCCTGGGGGACGGTCAGCCCGGGCAAGAAAGCGACGAGACGGAACCGGCAGTTTGGGTGGTTCCAGCCGGTGTTGCGCGCCCCGTCGACGGTGCCGGCCACCACGACGGTGACGGTGCCCATGCCAGTCGTGTGCGGCAGCTGGTAGGTGCCGTCGGTGGAGAGGATGCGGCCGGCCCACTGGGCGCACTTCTCGCGGGAGTCGAGGCCGCGCACGACGGTGACGAGGCTGATTCCGGATTGCTGCATCCGCCAAACGCCGGCGTCGTTGAAGGCCCGGTTCACGGTGGTGCGGCCGGCCATCTCCGCGTAGGAGCCGATCGTCCATCGGCGCCCGCCCCTGTCGACGAAGTCGGTGATGCCCTCGGACAGGAACCGCTGCACGGTCTGCGCCTGCTGCACCCGGCTCGTGGTGATGCCGAGCACCGTGTTCGCTGACTAGATCGCCACGATCCGCTGGTAGGCGTCCTGCGGGAACCGGGTGAGTCGCTGGTTCAGCACCTCGAGGCGAGACTCCAACGAGAACGCGATCGCACCAACCGCTTGCGTCGCCGTGCTGCCCAAGGTGGTGGCAGAGGTTGCGACCGGGCCGCCGATCACCGGGATGGGGATGATGCCCGGCTGGATCGGCCCGGCCAGCCCGAGATGGGCGGCTGCGGCCGCTTCACCCTCCCGGGATGCGATCTCCACCACCCGCTGCGCGAAGTCGTCCTTGCGGAGATGGTCGACCAGCTGGATCGCCCTGTACTGCAGCTCCCGGAGCGACTGGGCGCGGTGCCCGGCGAGCTCGGCGAGGATCCGGTTCTGGCGGCGCCTCTCAGCGACGGTGAGGCCTGCGCCGGCCGGGGCTGTCTGGATCTGCCCGCTCAGCGCGAGGTCGCGGGCGGCACGGCGGGCCACCTCGCGGATCAGTTCATCCTCGGCGGCCGCGTAACGTGCGGCGATGTCGAGGGCGAGCTGCTCAATCAGTTCGTCAACGGGGAGCCCGTCAGGGTCAGGGAGGAAGAGTGCCACGAGACACCTCCACGCGTAACGCACATACCGGATCAGGGCTTGTGTTGGCGTAACTTCGCCCCGGTGCGAGCGTGCGATAGGTTGTCGCGATGACCGAACTCACGGAGTCCACGCCGCCGGCCTCTCCCGACCCGAGCATCTCAGCACAGCCGTCCACATCAGGAGTGCCGCGGGGTGCCCAATGGCGAATCGCTTTACTCTCACTGACTTTGGCACTCTTTCTTTGCGTGTGCTCCGCTTTCGCATCGAGCTGGTTCAGCGGGACGATTGACATAATCACTGCCGTCGCTGCGAGCGGGACAGCGGCTGGAGCAGTGGTGTTGGCGTTTATTCCATCGATCAAGTCCGATTCAGCCAGAGAGCTGGTAAACACCTACACTCTGGGGCTCATCGCTGGCTGTGCTGTCTATCTGGCGATCAATCTTTGGGTCTTCGTCCTTCGCTAGACACCAATTGAGCGATCGCGCGCTGGGGACGACCCATAGCCTTGTGGGCTCGACTGACGCTCTGAGCCTCGAACCTGGGTGCTGGCCAGAGACAGGAGTACCGACTCTGGCCAGCGGGGTTGCGATGGAACGGTTACACGCGAGGCGGCCACGACCAGTGGCCGGGATTCGGCTCCGCCGAGAACGGGACGCGCTGGTTGAAGAACATCCCGGTGGGGTTCAGCACGCAGAGGCCAACGACCTGCTCCAGGACGGCGCCGGGAGTGAGCTGCGCACTCGTAACCTCGGTGTCGATCGCAGCCCGCGGCTCTGGCAGGTACTCGCCGCCGGGCGTGCCGTAGGAGCGGTAGTGAACGACGCGGCCAATGGTCGGCGGCGTCGGCTTGGGAACGATTCGGGATTCCATCGCTACTCCTTGATCTCGTCGAGGGCGAGGTCAGCGACGAGGACAGCGGGGCCGTCCTCGAACTCGGCTACGTCTTCGTCGGTGTCGTCGTCGCGACGCACAGCCGTGACGACAGCGCGCCAAGCGGCGGCCTTCTCGATGACCTCAGCGACGACATCCGGTTCGGTGGCGACCAGCGCGAGAGCTTCGACGGTGAGCCCGACCGTGTCGCCGACGTGGATCGGCAGCGCGGCGATGCGGGCAGCCTCTTCGTCGGCGGCGATCTTCTGCACCTTCTTCTCGGCGGCCGTCTTCGCGGGGGCCTTGGGAGAGGCGGCGGCGTCCCGCTGCTTGAGGATCGCCTTCGCATCTGCGACAGGGATCGTCTCCCATCGGGCGAGCGCTTCGAGGTCCTCGCGCGGATCCTCGGATATGACGATCTGTGCGCCCGGCTCGAGCGACTGGTATGCGTGTGGTGCCATGAGAATTCCTGCTCTCTTGAAAGTGGTGGGGTGTGGCCGGTCCCCGAAGGAACCGCCCACCGTGGCGGGCTACGCCTGGTTGGCGCCATTGATCAGGACGGCGCGCTTCGCGTCGAGCGTCTTTACGCCGTAGAGCGTGTCGAGGGAAACGACGGTATGCTTGTACTTGATGTCGTAGTCGTACGCGACACGGATCGAGATGCCCTTGTAGTTCACGACCGCGGCGTTGGAGCCGGGCGCGATCTCAAGCGGGGCGGAAGCGAACGCGAACGCCGTCTTGTGGAAGGCGAGGTTCACCTCAGTGGTCGGGTCGCCGGTCACACCGGGGACGGGCGCCTGGCCGACGTTCTGAGTCCAGTAGGACTCGAAGCCGAACAAGTCCTTGCCGATGGAACCCTGACGGAGCGCCTCGGTGGAGCCGGACTTGTCGGCCTGCTTGAGCAGGTCGGTGTTCAGCCACTTCGCCTTCGTGGTCGGGCCGACGACCGAGTATCGGTCGGACGGCGACACCTTGTTGATGTCGAGGATGCGGCCGGCGTCGATCAGCGACTCCGGCTTGTCCCACTCGAGGCCAGCAGCGACACCGACAGTCTGCGTCACAGTGGAACGCAGGCCGAGGATCGCACGGTCGATGTGCTGGCTGATGGCCCCCATCGCGGAGGTCAGCAGCTGCTCCTCAAACTTCTCGATCTCGAGGGTCAGGTCCTCCGACGTCACGACGAACGAGACGTCAGCGATCTTGTCGAGGACAACGGGGATGTCACCCTCGGTCGCGTCCTGCGGCTGGATGCCCTGGGCGCGGTCGAAGAGCTTCGCCTCGAACACGGCGGGCTTGCGCACGTTGATCGTGTTGCCGATCTTCTGCGTCGCGAACTCCGACGTGACGTCGGTGTACACGAGAGGCAGCATGTGCGTGGTCTCGTACAGCGTCGCGAGCGCCTGAGCGGCGATCACATTAGGGGTAAGGAACTTGTTTGCCATGTTGGTGGCCTTCCGGCAGGCTAGGCGGTGCCAGTCCTGCGCTTCCGACGGTCCTCACGGATCTCGTCGATGGTTTTCGGTCCGCCCGGGTTGGGCGTGCCAGCTGGGGGTGTTTCACTGCCGCTGCGCGGGGCCACCTGGACTTTCCGCAGCTTCGTGTTTGATGCGACCTCCGTCTTGACGAGCTCGTCCACCTGGGAGCGGTAATCGTCAGCGGTCGTATTGATGGCCAAGAGCTTCGCCTGGAAGGTCTTGGAGTCTGTAGCGAGGTCGACGTCGAGGTTGTGCTTGTCGGCCTCGCGGAGGAGAGCGTTCTCGAGGCGGGAAGCTTTGATGTCGGCTGCCTGCTCGGTGATGGTGGTGTCCTTCGCCTGGATCGCCGCGGACAGCGTCTCCACGTTGGACTCTTCGTCGGCTTCGATGAGGCCGAGTTCTTGCCCAAGCTTTTTGTACGCGGCCTCGCTGGCGGTCTTGCCCGCGGCCTCGGCTTCTTCCTTGCCCTTGATGCGTGCGGCCGCGTTCTCTTCGCGGAGCTTCTTCACGTACGCGGCGTCGAACACCTCCTGCGCGGGCGGTGTCGTTGCGGGCGGGCCGGGTTTCGGGGGCTCATTCGCGGGCGGCTGCTCTACGGGCGACGCCGTAGGCGGAGTCTCGACCGCGGGAGTGCTGGGCGGCGTCGCGCCCTCCTCACCCTCGAGGAAGCGGATGCCCATCAGGGCGAGCTTCGACGGACGTCGCGGGCCGAACGGGTGACGGTTGAACATGGTGCTCCTTCAGGGCGCCTGGCCGTATCGGTTGCGCCCACCCCTGCGGTGGACGGTGAATCAGTCGATGATCTGTGTGGGGTCTAGTACCGGGCCGAGCCCGTTCTCTTCCCGGATGGTGTCGGCCTCGGTCTGTGCCTCGGTGGAGTTGAGCAGCGGCTGAGCCATGCGCACCTTCGTGAGCGTCGATACCGCCCGAGCTGCGTCGAGCATCTGCACGGTCTGTGCGCGGGCGAGCGGGTCAACCTGCGACACCTCCGCGAACGTGATCACCGGGAGGTCGTCGATCTTCTGGCCTCCCCTGCCGGGAAACACGAGCGCATCGATGGCGAGCGCGGTGCGTGCCAACCGTGGGAGTGCCGGCCGAACGTAGAGCGCCTTCTTGTCGCGGGTCCGTTCTGAGTCGGCGCTGTCGTCGTTCACTTCGGTGGCGGTCTTCGTGCCGGTGTCGTGGATGCCGAAGTGGGAGACGGAGTAGCCGCACGAGTTCGCGATCTGTCGTTTGAGTCCTTCGATCGTGTCGAGGTGTTCAGCGACGCGGATCTTGAACTGCGAGATCGTGATCTGGCCGCCCTTGCCGTCATCGACGAGACCGCCAATCGGTGAGTACACCTGGCGACCCAAGTCGAACTCAGCACCCCGGCCGGGGCCGTTGAGCTTCAGGTACGACTCGGGGACAGTGAGCCGGCCCATGCCGTTGTCGAAGTCGCGCATCAGGCTCGACCAGATCGAGTTGATGCGGGCGAACAACGGTTCGATACCGAAGTAGTCCGAGCGGCCCATGTTGGCCAGCTCGCCCTTCTTGTCCCAGACGGGGTTCGGAAGCATGTTCGGGTAGAACTCGACCGTGAGCCATTCCACGCCGGTGCGGACGACGACGTCGAGCGTCTCTGCTTCGGGCAGCACCTCGGCATCGGTGACGTCCCGGATGGCCAGTTAGTGCTCTGTCTCGGGGATCGTGTCGATCGGCACCTGTGCGCCCTTGATCGTCGACGTGCCCTTCCACAGCTGGTAGGTGATGAAGCCTTTGCTGTGGCGCTCGAGCAGACGGTACGTGTCCTCTTTCCGCTGGTAGTCAGTCCAGAGGGCGACGGCGGAGAGCCGCTGGTAACGGAACTCGGGGATCGCGCAGTCAGCACGGAACGCACGGAACCAGACGTGGTCGATCTCGTCCTTGTCCCACACGATCGCGAGATACGCGACGCCGTGCGCGGCGGAGTACTCACCTGAGCGGAGGAGCTCGGCGTGCGCTTCGTCGGAGGACATGATCTTGTCCAGGCGGGCCTGCGCGGCCTTCCTCTCCGGTGTCGCTTCGGCGTCGGGAGTGTCGACGGCAGGCGGGAGCGTGATCGCCGGCGACTCCGCGAACAGCATGTCAGCGGACAGCTGCGCCAGGTCACCAGCAACCGGGATCGAGATCGCCGACTGATTCTCGCTGGACGGTGAACCGAACACTGCACCCGACATCTTGCCGACGATCCCGCCCGTGTGCGGCACCCCGCGGTGCACGTGCGTTGCGGGGGAGCCGACACAGTTCGGGACGTTCTGCAGCTGGTTCGAGTACAGAGCGTCATAGATCGCGATTTGCGTGAATGCGTCAGCCCAAGGTGCGGGTGGGAACTGTTCAGCCATGCTGACCTCCATCGGGGTAATACCCCGGGCGGGGATCAGGCGGCTTCGAGTTCGTACTGCCAGTTCGAGCGGGTCGTGTAGATGCCATAGCCGCCGGCGTCGAGCGAGTGGTCGTCAACCTTCACGACTTCGTCTTCGCCCTTGGCTGTCGCTTTCGGATCCCACCGGTACTCGGTGACTTCCGAGTTCCAGCCGGCGCACCGGTCGGACGGTGCCAACTGTGCGCCGTCGTGGTCGCGAGGGTAGTACCGCCACTCATCCATGAGGACGAGGCGCGGCTTCTGCTCGGCAGTGATGCCGACACGGAGGGCAGCGGAGGCGTTCGAGACACCGAAGTCCATGCCGTCGGCGAGGACCCGGGAGATGCGGGGCATGTCGTCGAATCGGATGATGTGCTTCTCGGGATTTCACATCGGGTAGACGGCGCCGGCGGCGTTCGTCCACTTCCCGAGAATCATCCGGTCGAAGAACACGCCCGCGAACGAGCGCTTCATCTGCTCGACATACCAAGCCGGGAGGGCCGGGTTGTCGAGCATCGTGAAGTGGAAGTGGATGACGTCTTGAGCGTCGGCCTGCATGATCCACTTCTTGCGAATCCAATGGTTCGTCGAAGCAGGGTTCATCGTGCCCAAGAGACGAGCACCGGCGACACGGAGACGCGTGATGAGCATGTCCCAGAACGCTTCACCCAACAGGGCAGCCTCATCGACGTACGCGAGACCGATCGTCTTTCCCTGAATGCGAGACACCGACGACGAGTTCGACGCACCAACGAGGATGACCTCGCGGCCAAGGATGACGGACTTGGTCGCGCCAGGCGTGTACGAGATCTGCGACACCACATGGGAGCCGAACAGTTCAGCGTTCTGCAGCTGCTCGAACACGTTCGTGTAGATCGTGTCGATGCTGTTGCCGACGATGACGATCAGACCGTTGGTCGGCGCATCCTTTAACAGCGAGCAGGAACGCGATCAGGGAGGCGAACGTCTTCCCGGCCGACACAGACCCAGGCCACAACGCAATGCGCCGCTGACGGCTGTCCACGATTGAAAGCAGCTGAGCCTTCGAGATCTTCTTCAGCAGCTCATCGAGCACACCCGGTTTAAGCGGCCGGTTCGGGCCAATCACCGTCGCCGACAGGGACATCGTCCTGGGCACGCAGCAGCTCGGCAGCCGCGGTCAGGTTGCCCGCCAGAGCATCCAGCACACCAACGGTCTGCTCGAGCCCGCCGTTATCCTTCTCGACGATGCGACTGATCTTGTCGAACAAAATCGAAGACGTGATGATCGTGCGCCGCGCATCCACAGGCACAGAGTCAAGAACCTCAGACGCGAACGTGTTGTCCTTGCCGCCGAAGTTGAACACCGTGAACGGCTTGTCCAGCATGTCGAGCATCTCGTTCGCCGCAGCGTTCATTCGGTGCGCCAGATTCATCCGCGCCTCAGCGAGGTCAACCTGCTTCGCCCGGGTAGCGTCTTTTGTCTGCGTCCGGTCGAAGGTGCGGTCGTCAGCGGCACACACTTTGGAGACTGAGCTGGGGGAGACGCCGGCTTGGCGGGCGATCTCGTTGCGGCTGAGCTTTTGTGCGTGGAGGTCGAGGATCTGTTGGCGCTTCTCTTCGGTGAGTGGCTTCGGCACAGCGCATCACCTCGTTGCGGGAAGAGTTCGGCGAGGCACCTGGACTGTCGTGGATCAGAGACGATCACAGCAATGTGCATAGCCCAGCGGGCGCTAGTTTGGGGGCTACTTCTGCGGACTAGAGATCGCTAGGTTGATCCGATGGCGGATATTGAAAGCAAGATGGTCGGCTTCTGGAGCTACGCTCACGCAGACAATGAGCGCGATCGTGGTCGTATCACTGAACTTGCTCAGCTAGTGAGCGACGAGTTCGCGTTGATTACCGGCCGCGAGATCGAGATCTTTGTTGACAGAGAGGGGCTCGAATGGGGTGATCGATGGCGCGAAAAGATCGACAACGCACTTAGCTCATCTGCCTTCTTCATCCCGATCATCACGCCAACGTTCTTTACAAGGCCAGAGTGTCGCAATGAGTTAATCGCGTTCAATACCTCCGCGAAGGAGTTAGGCGTGACTGAGCTGATCTTGCCCATCGTCTACCTTCCCGTGCGCGATTTGGCGCTCGACAGTACAGATCCGGTGAAGCAGATTGTGGCCTCACTCCAGTACGTATCCTGGGACGGGCTTCGGCTCCTCGATCAGGAACGTACGGAGTATCGAACCGCCGTTCACCGACTTGCGACCCGTTTGGCGGAGATCGAGGAGACGCTTGAATCTCGTCCTCTCGAACGAACGGATTCAGACGAAAGTGAAGCTTCGGCCGGAACTGGCGAGATCGCCAAGACTGAGGGTGGCGAGCCGGAAGAGGAAGACGATGAGCTAGGAATCCTTGACCGACTAGCTGAATTGCAGCCTGGCATCGAGGAATGGACCGAAACGATAGCGAGCTTCCAGCCTGCGCTCGAATCGTTCACAGGTCCGATGACTGCAATCACGCCAGCTCTGAAGGCAGCTGAGTCGCAAGCGAACCCCATCGGCGCTCGTCTGTCGTTGCTTAGGAAGCTGTCGCAACAAATTGAGGCCCCAGTGGAGCGATTGGAAGACCTCTCAAGCTCCTATACTCGCCAACTCATCGCCATCGATCCGAACATGAGAGCGCTCTTGCAACTCGTCGATCAGGGTGATAGCGGCGGGGAAGAGGCGCTTCAAGTTACGGGAAGCATCCTTGGCCTCGCGGAGGCGGGCACTACGGCTGCAGAGCAGATAACCTCTGTGGCCGACATGGCTCGAAAGTATTCGGGGCTGAGCAGAGACCTCCGCAAGCCGTTTCGGAAGTTCGATATCGCGATGAGAAGTGTTGCCGACGGCCAAACGATTATCGACTCATGGCGTGACGCCGCGATTGCCATTCAGTCAAAGCATGGTGAGCAAGCACGGAGCGTCTAGTTCCTGATTGATCGGCCAACACGAAAGCCCCGGCAGTCGTAGTGACTCCGGGGCTTTCCGTCGAACACAGTGATCCAACATCTGAATTGATCTTCGCGCCATTCGCGCTTTATGTCAACTAACGTGTGCGGTGTGTCGAGACCTCGAAGAGTTTCAGAGGATCGCCGTGGGCCATGCGTAGATCGGCCATGTGCTGTTCGAGTTCGGGGGATGGCTCGAACCATTCGTGATGCCCAGATGCGCGGCTCTTTGCGAATTGACGATGCCGTTGGCTCTCCAACGATCGGCTCCCCGGTTCGAATGCGCACCACTCTTCGCATGGGATCGCGGCGAAACGGCGGCGGCATTGAGTGGTTGTCCCAATCTTGACTCGGCTGCGAAACCGCAGGTAGTAGACGATCGGCTGGTGCGTGACGACCTCGCGTTTCCGGCTTGCCGGAGTAGACGGCCGGCCGCGGTGTGTCTTCGCCTCGACTTGGAGGACATCGGCCGATGCGACTTCCATCGTGCCATCCTCGGCCCGCTGCCCGGCGAGCTTTCCGCTTTCGATCCAGGCGTAGATGCGGGATTGGTGACGGCCGGCCAGCCTGGCGGCCTCCGCGGTCGTGAGCCATTGCTTCATGGGTGTCTCCTGTTCAGTTGTGGGGTGGTGTCTGTGGTGGTCAGTAGGCTGCGGGAATGCGTGATATCGATTGGTCAGAAATGGGCTCTTACGACTGGCTGGCTCAAGTCTGGATTCCGGTAGCGCTCGGCATCGTGACCGCGATCCTGGCAGGTGTGGCCGTTTGGACTAGCCATCGGGCGAGTGTGCTGGCGCGGAAGATCGAGTCCATGCGCGATGCTGATGAGAAACGGCGCTATGCCGAACAGCGCAGTGAACGCCTCCTCACGATGTCACGTGAAGAGGCACGCGCCATGCTGCGCTGGGCCCGGCTCACATTTGAGATCCGCGGTTGGATGCACGATCCTCGTGCGCCCGCGCTTCCCGTCGAGCGCGACCCAAGAGTCGCGCGAATCGACGCGATGACGACACTCGATCAGAGCCTTGTTCCGGGCGCCCGGAGCCTTCTCAGACTTACCGAGCTGGAGCTTGAACACCGCCACGAACGGATGCCGAAATCCGAGGAGTTCCCAGACAAGAGATTGACGTCTGGTCTTGGCGGCACGTGGAAGAGCAACATGCGAAACGAAGCGTTCAGGTGGAGGGAACACCGAACCATGGAGCGCATACGGACGTGGGGTCTCGACCCAGAGCGAAGCACCCCACTAATCGACGACGAGCTCGCTCTCGCGCTGAACACCCCTAATGTGTTTTGGGATTACAGGCATGCGTTCCCCGATCAGGTCTTGGCTGAGTGGGTCGAAGATGCACCCAAGGCGTCCTCAAGGGGCATCACGGTGGGCGTCGTCGTGAACGAGGGTCCTGACGACTAGGGCTTCATGCATCTTCCCTCCCGATCGGTATCTCTATGAACCGTCCCCGTCGGACGCCTTGCCGGAGGTCACCCCGCACATACCCGCGCGCCAGGATTTCCCCTTCCAGTGAGTGCCGCCCTTCCGTATGACCGCCGAGGACGACCTGGCGGCTGCGCAGGCGAAGCTCGTATCCTTGAGGTGGAGCGCGTGAGCAGCTCGGATACCGCAACCACGCGTTCCGGATCGCGTTGGCGTCCGGTGTGCCTTGGAAGCGCGCGGGCGAGATCACAGGGCTCTCGCCGCGCGGCATCCAGGTCAGCGTGATGGACGAGCCGGCATCCTGCCTGGTATCTGCGAAGCTGAGCTCATGCAGACTGACCCTGTAGCGTTCATCGCGCTCGTCGTTTCCGTTCTCGCTGCCGGATTCACTGGCTGGCAGGCAGCGATCGCGCATCTCGAACGACGCGCGCGCGGTCGCGCCAGGCTCGAATTGGTAGGTGTCCCAATCCTCGGCCGCACAGATGGCGACCGCTGGGTAGTCCACAATCTCGGTGACGGAACTGCTGCCCACATCACGGTCCAGGCGCTCGTGGTGGGGACTGGCGATGTGCCGAGCACAACATTTCATGCGCACGTCCCGGAGCCGCTTCACGGCAAGGGATTCGCCCCTATTGTCGCGGACGGGCGCGTATGGCCAGCCGCGCTCAACAGATACCATAACTACCCGGCGGTCAGAGTCTGGGACGGGGCGACCGCTCGCGCACGTTGGGTGGACAGCGCTGGAAGAGCACGCTTTGAGAGCATTCCTCTGCGTATGCCTGCCGAACTAGGCGAAGCGTTCTAACTCGCGGCTTCCTTCACCGTCACCCACTCCTTCGGCTCACCCACCGGTCTCTCCTTTCTGCCTTGCGGCTAGTGTCGGTGCATGGTTTCTGAATCGTTGACGCTTGTCGAGGTCTTCCCGCGCGAGGAGGGTGAGCAGTGGCGTGTGTTTGCCCCGTCGAGCGAGTTCCCTGCACCCTGGTGGGAGCAAGAGCTGTGGGTCAACCGGGGCGAGCATTGGCTCTCCATTCAGCGAGACGGCATCGAGGTCGTGCGGTGCAAGTTCCACCTCACAGGAGGGCAGCTGTCCCGTAAAATGCTCGGTTCGATGCCGACGGGGCAACTGGACATTCTTGCGTTCGAAGTGGCGCTTTCCGCTCGGCGGCAGGGCGTCGGACGCGCAGCCCTGAGGGCGATCCGAGACATGTACCCGGAGCCGCGTCTAACCGCTTTGAACGATGATGCGACCTCGCGGCGATTCTGGGATGGCGTCGGGTGGGTGCGACACCAGCCGACGAGTCCAGTCCTCGCGGGTGTCGAGCGTGTGACCTACTCGGAGGTATGACTGCGGCTCAGGCACCGCGCTCGCCTTCCTGCGCCGCCGGCACTCGCTCGACATTGCCAGCCTGCCGCCGGCGCTCAACCCATCCGCGCTCGCCAGGCCGTGCGTCCCGGACGAAGACGTACGCGGTCTCTGCGTCCGTCCGCTCACTGATCGCGTGGCGTTGCAGCGAATTGACGATATGGCTGCGGTACTCCCACTCGTCTTCAGTTGCCGCCTCCTGTGCGGAGAGGTGAGCAATCACGGCGTCGGCGACAATCGTAAAGTCGTATCCCGCACCCTCGTCGCCGTAGCCGTAGCCGTAGCCGTCGATGTCGGCGTCCGACATTGCCTCACGGATCACAGTCGCCATAGCGTCCCGGTCGATGGTCAGCGGCTCAGCCTTCGCGGCGTCGTAGCCAGCCCGGAAGTCCTTGCTCGGATTGATCCGCCCGTCCCTGCCCGAGTACCCGCGCCATGCCTTGTCGCGTGCTTCGTTGTCGCTCATCGCTGTTCCTCCGCGCCGTCGTTGAGGATGTCCAGCTCCGGTGTCGGTGGCATCGTAGGCTTCCGCCCAAGGGCGGTCAGGTCATTGGAGCTGTGAGCGCCCCAGAACGACAGATACGCAGCCCGGACCGCCTCGCCCTCGGCAGCCACCCGCGCCAGCCTCCCCTCAGCCACTTCGAGCGCCGAGAGCAGGGCGAGCACCGTCTGAGGGTTCGCGGCCGCGATGAACTAGGCGTCCGGGTGCCGGATGCCGACAACGTCTGCGAGGTAGACCTTCGGGTCTTCGCGAGAGGTCGCGTTCGGTGCGACCTGGTAGACGACGAGGTCCCTTGACTGTACGCACATGAGGTCGGTCATGAACTCGAGGCGCGGGTCGGTCGCCGGCTCGCCGTACTGGTCATGCGCCCACTGCTCCACGAGCTCTTCGGGATCGCCGAGGTCGAACTCGCGCGCTGCGGAGCGCACCTGGTCTGCCGCGCGCCCGGTGGTCTTCCGATCCTCCCTGCCGATGGACATGACTTGGCACCGGCCGGCGCCCGGGGATCCACGTCGCGAGATACGGCTCACCGGTGTCGGAGTTCCCGGCCCAGTGCCAAGGGCCCTCGGTTGCTGCTTCTGCTTGCGCGCGCAGTGCGGCGCGGTCGATCTCAGGCATTCGCCTTCTCCATTCGTCTCTTCGTGTTCGCGACTGTGTTGGCGCAGCACCCCACCTCGAGCGCAATGTCGAGGTGGGGTGCTTGCCCTCTGCGAGCCGAAACCTGATTTGTTGGTGCTGCCTTGCGGTAAGCGGGCCGCGGCGACCAGACACCACGTCGTGGTCGCCCTTGTCGGGGATGTAGCGACGCTCAGACATCAGAACAGCGACGTCTCTTGATGCAGCTGCACGGGCTTGGAAGTGTCGTCCTCGTCCTCGGCTGGCGGGGGCTGAACGGGCTTGAGGTGTCCCAACTCGCCCTCGCACCCGCAAGCGCCACCGTCGCCTGGGCAGCTCATCCCTGATGGTGCATCGGCTGCGCGGCATCCGATCCCGTCCGTTGGCTCACCGTGCTCGCAGCAGCCGCAGAAGTCGCACCATGTGCCGCGGCAATCACCGCCGTGTTTGCTGGTTGCCATCAGGCTTCCTTCCTCGTCTTCGGTTCGAGTCGCTGCAGCGTCATGACTGCCTCGTACCGGTTGTGATCCATCTCGTAGCCGCAGTTCGTGCAGGTCACGTCGAGTTCGTCTCCGGCCTCGAGTGGCGGTTTCCACAGCAGCGCCTTGAGCCTGCACTCCGGGCATCTCACGTTCACCACACGATGTTCGCGATCGTCCATCGGGTGTCCTGCTATGGCCGTTTGCATGAGCACGACGAACCGCAGCGCGTCCTCAGCGCCGGCCGGGCGTGACACCCACACCTCGGGGTCGAGATCGTCGATGAACCGCTCAGTGATCACGTCGATCTCCTCCACGACGGCATCCGAGGGAAACCCCGGTGCCGGGTGCCCGAGCAGCATGATCAGCTCGTCGGCCATCCGCCACGTAATCGGCACCGGGATCACCCAGCCCGGATCCGCGCGCACACCGCCGTTGTCGATCTGCTGCGCCCGGTCGACGGATCGCAGGTGCGTGATCATGTCGTGCGCCTTCGACCACGCCTCGGTGACGCGCATCCAGCACGACCAGCACAGCAAGCCGTGCTCGGCCTGGCGGGGCAGGCATCCCGTGCACTCGTCATTCGTGGGCATGTCGATCTCGAGCGCGCGGTCGTACCGCCACGCGAAGCCGTTGCAGTGCGCCTGGTGCTGATCGCGCACCGTGCATGACCGCAGATTGGGGATGTCGTTTGTGAGACATACCAGCGTCATCATTCGTCCTCTCGCTCGGTGATGTGTGTCATGGGTCGCCCCTCGGTGTCGTACGCGCACGCCCCGTGCTCGCCACTCTCGGGGCAGGGGTCGATCTGGTAGCTGGTCGGAACGTCAGGGTCGAAGTCGGGCTCGTCGCCGCGCTCCTGCCTCTGGAGCACGTGGGGCCAGAACGCGGCGTCGGCGAATGACTCCCGGAACGCGGCCTCCTGGCACCACGGCGAGGATGCAGGGTCGGTCAT